TCAACCCATTCTTTGCCCTGTCTTATTAATTGTATTCTATATTTTTTATTATCAAACAATTCATCTGTAGCAACAAACCATATACAACCATCTTTTTGCACACCACATAATCCTATTGGTTGGTCATTATCATCAGCAACAGTCATATTAGTTTTACTACCTAAGAAGGTATAACTAAGAGCATCTTCTGGACTCAAGCCTGTTTGATATAGAGCTTCGATTTTATCTATAACTCTCATGTTATCTACTACATATTTAAAATCTTTGAGGTTTGATTTTCTTAAATATCCCACTATACTCTTCTACTCCTTATATGGAATACACCTTCATACTCTGCACCAGCTAATCTTGTAGGCAAGAAAGTATTGTTCTTTACATCTATATCTACTCTGTCAGATTTACTCATTATGGGTACTTTAAATGTTCCTGTATCTAAATTCATCTGTCCAATAAAAGCAGAAGAAGAACCAAGTAAACGACCAGTAAATTTATGTACAGATGTATCTCTATTTTGAGGTGTTACTTCTACTTGAAAAAAACCAGCATCTTCATATTTAATATAAAAATGGTGTAATTGTAATCGACCTCCTATGTATTCTGGTGAACCTGCACCTTGTTCTGTTAATCTTTGTTTACTAAATCTATAGTGCATTTCATAAGGTTCTCCAATAATAAACTTACTATTTCTAAAATCTCCTGTGGCTGTAATAGTAGAAGTAGACCCATCTGTGGTATTAGTAGTTTGTATTAATTGACTTGGTAATAAATTTTTTGCTGTGCCATCTGCATCAACAAATGTGCTTGTTTCTCCACTACCTAGATACCTACCAATAATATTCATATTTGCTCTTAATCTATAAGGCACTGTAAAAGTACTAATATTATTACTGGTGTTATAAGATACTGATACTCCTGTAGTGGCTTCGGTTACTTTATGATCTAAATGAAACTCAAACTCTGAGTTAGCTTCTCTAAATTCAGTTTCAAATGGTATCTTTTCAAGTGTTACTTTATTAGCTTCTTCTATAACAGCAAACAAATCTGTACCAATAAAATCTACATTTAAAATTGATCTATTTGAATTGATTGAATAAGTAAACCAACTACTTAAAGCTTTTTGTCCATCAGCACCATACAACCATCTATATACATAAAGTTTATTTAAATTATCTGTACCTAATAAAACAAGAATATCTTGGTTGGTTGATACAGCCATCTTAAAAATATTACTTGGTATTAGTCTTGGTACATGGATTGTGATATTTGCTGCATCTCTTATTTTATTTTCACCTTGAATGATATATTCTCTAATACCAGCAAAAGAACCTTTTTGCGTTAAAAAGTAAATAGAACTACCAGAAGGTACAGGTTGTGCTGCTGCACTACTTTCAAATTCAGTTGCGACTATTACGTTAGCTGTTTTAGGCGTAAGATTATCTGCTGAACTTGTTAATACAAATTGTGTTTGGTCACTAAATAATATAAGTCTTTCTCCCATAGTTACTGCACTTTTTAATATCGCTACTTTGGTATGAGATGCAGCTACATCTATAGGTTCATTATCTAAAATAGATACAACAGTCTCAGGAAAAAAGTTAAAAAACTCTGATACTCTTGAAAGAACTACATTATCACCTGCAAGAAATCCAAGTCTGTTTCTAAAGAAAAATACATTATTAATTTTACTACCAATAAAAGAAGGGTTAGGTGCTGAATCTGTATCACCAACAGTTCTCTCACCCCATTTAGGTAGTGTATATGTTACTCCTGACAACGTATAAGTATCACCATCTACCCTTGCAAATCTAAATTCACCATCTGCTTGCCTTACTAAAATATGTGGCATCTTATCGTAATTAAATTTAAATTGTATACCTGCCTCTACAGTTTCTTCCCACTGCCCTTCTCCTAGATTTTCTCCATTGTTAGTAACAAACTTGACGTAGTAGTTATCAAAGTTTGTATCATCATCTCCTTTTACTTCTACAACATAACCATTAGGAGAAACAGTAGGCAGATCAGTAAATCTCTGTACTGAATCTTTTACTATTGTCATCTTAGTATTACCTTGCGTATCGTTACCTTCTATTGAAAAATTGCTACCATCATTTTTTCTTATATATAATACAGGACCATTTTTATTTATAGTAAAACCAGTAAGACCTGCTTCTAATCCTGCTTTTAAATCAGATGCAACTGTATCTGTACTTAAAGTAGAGTCACCAGAAGTATTATCAGTGGCCGTCACTCCATCTACTGTTACTTTATAAGTCGTATTTGCTGTTGCTTGATTTATAAATACAATAGCTTTTGTGCCAGTTCCACCGCTAAGAGTACTATCCATTTCTGTTGTTATACCTGTATTAACAACAAATGTATAATCAGCAATAGTGACTGTTTTTATTACACTTCTAGGTGAAGAAGTATTTAAATAAGTAGTGCCATCAGGTTTATTAACATTTACAGAATTACCTGTAGCTAAATCAAAAACTTGTACATTACCGTTGCTAAATACAGCGACATATCTTTCACTAGCATCTCTATTTATAGTTTGTATGTGAACATTACCAAGAGTTGAAGATGATAAAGATGATAAATATTGAAAGCCACTTCTTTTTGTAAGACCAAGAACAGGGTTGCTATCAGCATTGTCTTGTATATCAGCATGGTCTGGTTGTTTTAAAGCATCAGAAGATTGTGATATACCTCTCAATAGCGTAGGTATAGCTCTTGATATAACAGCCATAGTTATCTAATTAAAGCACTAGAAGGATTATAAGTATCAAAGATACTTGTAAGAGAAGGGTCTCCTCTTAGTAAATTGTGATCTGCATTTGCATAATCTGTTTCTGTAAGTATAGCTCTTGCTCTTGTTTCATCTTCTTTTGTATATGTTCTTAATCCATCATCACCAATAAGTCTATCTACAAATAGTCTTGCAGCTTTAATGGTCATATAATACCTAGCTTGTTCTGGTATCTCAGCAAAAGTTCTATAGTAAACAACAGTACATATTAAATCTTCTTCAAATTCGTATGTATTATTTTGCCTATCATATAGTTTTAATCCACGTTGTATAGGATTAACAGTTGGGTGTTGATGAATATTAGCGTCTACTCTTAAAACGTCAGAAGAAAGATTTATATTATTAGAAGAATCTCTAGTAAGAGTTACATCTATTTCTGTATTAAAAGACCAACCTTCTGATTGAACTTGTTTATTTATTTCAGTAAGAGTAGATTGAGCCATTACTACATCAGCAGGTAATGTACCTGTCAAGGTATTTATAGGTGCTTCTCCTATAGCAGCCATCATTATATTGATAGCTTCAAGTTCAGTGGTTGCAGCTACAGTCATTGTTTAATACTTTTTTATTTTAAGTGAATCCCTCCCACCTTTCTTTTTTTTCTTTTTCTTTGATGAATGATACATGGCAATAAAAAAGGGTATCTAATAATAAGATACCCTATAAATTGAAATTAAGAAGCAGATAGTTTAATAGTAGCTGCACATTCTGGTCTTAGGATTCCATGACCAAGAGCATACTTAGCAACCATTAATGTACCTTGATACATAATTCCGTAGTCAGAACCAGAGAT